CGCACGAGCCATGCTCGCAACCGGACCTCAAACCGGCAATATTGAGAGTGGTGGATTAATGCTGTGCCGCGCCCCTGTAGAGATGGTTGATCAGCGCAACGGGTTTTACCTGAAGCAGGCCAACGATTGGATGCAGAGTGTGGATAGCAATTTCATGCGCGAAAATGATCCAAGGATGCCGCTGTTTAATGACAGACGTTCTGAGGTCAGATTCGGTAAGAGATAACCTCATTTGGAGTAACTTAAATGGCTTACCCGACTATTTCAGGCCCTTATGGTCTGCGTCCGGTCAATTTGATCGGCGGTCAGGTGTTTGCCGGAGCCACTCGCCAGCGTCGGATCGTAAACTCCAGCGCTAGTAGCATTGGTTTTGGTGACCCTGTGAAGTTTGACAACAATGGTTGCGTTGTTGTTTGTACCGAAACGACTGCTGCCCCGACCACTGGCTTTGCCGGTGTGTTCATGGGCTGTACGTTTGTTTCTGCTGTAACTGGCCAGCCCACGTTTTCTCAGGCATGGATTTCTGGAACCGCAATTGCAAGCAACACCTATATCGTTGCTTACATCTGTGAAGATCCAGATCAGTTGTTCCAAGTCTGCGGCGTAAGTGGCACGACGGTTGTTTCGACCACATCTGGTTTCACATACACCGACGTCGGTTTGAATGTGACGATGGTTGCGAACACCCTGAATACCACGACCAAAGACTCACGTTACGCAGTGGATATTGCATCCGGTGCAGTAACAGCGACTTATCCGTTGCGAGTCATCGATGTGGTGCCTGACACGGCATTTACCTATAGCGGCACGATCTATTACCCAGAAGTTATTGTGAAGTTCAATGCTCCGTACGTTGCTTCTAGCGGCGGCATTACCTCCACAGTCACTGGCGGTCATGCGTACTACAACCCAGTTGGTCTGTAAGGGGAACATAAATGGCTATTTCACGCGCACAACTACTGAAAGAGCTGCTCCCCGGCCTGAACGCACTGTTCGGTCTTGAGTACGCTCGCTATGGCGAAGAACACAAAGAGATCTACGAAACCGAGACCTCTGAGCGTTCGTTTGAAGAGGAAACCAAGCTGTCTGGATTCTCGGCCGCACCGGTCAAGAACGAAGGCTCTGCGATTGCTTATGACAACGCACAGGAAGCTTGGACGGCTCGCTACACCCATGAGACGATCGCTATGGGCTTTTCGATTACCGAAGAGGCAATCGAAGACAACCTGTATGATTCGCTCAGCTCACGTTATACCAAGGCACTTGCACGCGCCATGGCTTACACGAAGCAGGTGAAAGCAGCAGCCGTGTTGAACAATGGATGGGCATCTACCGTTACATACGGTGACGGCCAGTCCCTGTTCTCCACATCACATCCTCTTGTATCCGGCGGCACAAACAGCAACACGCCAGCTACCCAGGCAGACTTGAATGAAACTTCGTTGGAAAACGCTGTCATTCAAATCGCAGGGTGGACGGACGAACGTGGTCTGTTGATTGCAGCTCGCCCACGCAAGCTCATCGTTCCTCCGAACCTCCAGTTCGTGGCAACTCGTCTGTTGGAAACCGAACTCCGCGTCGGCACCAACAACAACGATATCAACGCCATCAAGAACAATGGTTCGATCCCCGAGGGATACACCATCAACCACTTCTTGACTGACACCAACGGCTGGTTCCTTACCACCGACGTGCCCAATGGATTGAAGCACTTTGTGCGGACACCCATGCAGACTGGAATGGATGGCGATTTCGATACCGGTAACGTGCGTTATAAAGCAAGAGAGCGTTATTCGTTTGGGGTGAGCGACCCCCTCGGCATCTTTGGTTCGCAAGGCGCTTAATAAATCAAGCACTTAGGCGAAGAAGGAAGGCCACCGCAAGGTGGCTTTTCTTTTTATAGGATGTGTGTTACTATTCTCCGTATCAAAACACAGGAGAATGAAATGGACACTACAAACCTACCCAAAAACCGCAAAGAAGCTCAAGACTCAGGAGCAAAGTATTACTTCACCGGCGAGCCATGCAAGTACGGCCACATAGCACCACGCAAAACAAAAGGCTCTTGTGTTGAATGCCTCAAGGTTGAATGGGAAAAGGCCAACGTAACAAGGGCTGAGTACTTCCGTGAGTACAACAAATCAGAAGCCGGCCAGAAGGCTAAGCGCAAGTACTACGAAGAAAACAAAGAAAACGTAATTGCTAGGGCTCAGGCTAGGACTGATGAGGACAAGCGCAGGTACAAGAAAAACCATAAGCTGAACAATCCAGATATGTACAAAGAGATGACAAGCTTAAGAAGGCGCCGGTTTAGGAACGCCACGCCTAAATGGTTGACTGATGCGCACAAAATGGAAATAAGGCTTAAATACCGGTTGGCCATCGAGTTAAGCAGAGCAACAGGGGAAAGACACGCCGTGGACCATATAGTCCCTTTGCACGGAGATACGGTGTGCGGTTTGCATGTCCCATGGAATCTTCAGGTCCTGACCCAAAAGGACAACCTGCTTAAATACAATAAGCTCATTGACTCACACCCCAATAACTGATACAAACACATCACTAGGGTTCTTACCTGTACCGACTGACCTAGCAGACTTTGTAGAGACGGTATGGGGATGCGCTACAACGCGGAGTTATCATGGCTATTTCTACCTTTGACGGTCCAGTCCGTTCGCTTGGCGGTATCTATCAGCAGGGTCCGTCTACCATTGTTGAGATCACTTCCAGTACGACACTGAATCCAGTGGCCCATGCTGGTCGCATCATTTCCGTTGGCGGCACACTTGCTGCTGATGTAACACTCACCCTTCCTTCGATTAATACATCTGCCAATGCGTCGTCGTCCGGTCCGGGCAATGACCCCAATACGGCAAACAACGAAGGTGTGGTTTACACCATTTGGGTTCCCACAACCATCGCCACTTCTTCGTTGAAGATTGGTACGGATGGCACTGACAAGTTTGTCGGTACGATCCTTGGCGTGGATACTGACTCTTCCAATGCGCTTGTGGCTTACACGGCCGGTGCAAGCGATGACTTCATTAACTTTAATGGCGGAACGACCGGTGGCGTTGCGGGCTCATGGGTCCAGATCGTTGCGATCGCAGCCAATAAGTACATGGTCAACGGTATTGCGCTTGGCTCTGGCACAGTAGCCACACCATTCGCAACTGCCTAATAGGAGTGTCTTATGGACACAGACGTTCTAGGCAAGTCTCTTGCTGCGTCTGGTGATGTCACGACAACGCCGACCCGTGTTCGCGGGTTGGTTGTTGAGCCTGGCACATCAACAGGCAGTGTTGAGATCAAAGACGGTGGGACAAGCGGAACAAGCAAATTTGTAATTAATACAGTTGCTAACGGGGAAACCTTCTCCGTGCTTATTCCTGCTAACGGGGTTTGGTGCAAAACAAGCGCCTATGCAACCCTATCCAACGCCAAAGTCACGGTGTTTTATGGCTAAGACGCCAGCTTGGCAGCGCAAAGAAGGAAAAAACCCGTCTGGAGGCTTGAATGCCAAAGGGCGGGCTTCTTACAACGCAGCTAATCCCGGCAAGCCAGGCTTGAAGGCGCCACAACCAGAAGGTGGTGCGCGTAAGAAATCGTTTTGTAGCAGGATGGAAGGGATGAAAAAGAAGCTTACATCCGCCAAAACTGCCAACGATCCAGATAGCCGTATCAATAAAAGCCTAAGGAAGTGGAAGTGCTGAATGGATACCGGTGCTCTTGTTTGGAATCTCATCACATCGTTCTTTGTGGGTCTGGTGATGTTCATGCTTAAGCATGCTACAGATGAACAGAAGCGCATCCAGATCCTACTGAACAAAACTCGGGAGGAAATTGCCCGTGATCACATCACTCGCGCAGAAGTTCGTGCAGACATGGAAAAGATTTGTGAACGCTTTGACACAGGCTTTGCAAGGCTTGAAGCAAAAATTGATGCCCTCGCTGAAAGGAAATAATGATGTTAAATGATCCCCGTAAAGGCCGTGGGCGCCATGGCGACACGAACTACAACCCTAACTACGATCTTGTTCCCACCCAGAAAGAGAAGGGTGCTATGCAGCAAGAGCTAGAGGATGAGAAGCTAAGGAAGATGGACAAGCGCCCTAACCTTGGCAAGATGTTCAAGAACGGTGGCTACGCT